CACTCATATAAACCTCTAGCTGATCGATACAAGCGGGGCGTTTTGATACTCAGAAGGAGTATTCGAAACCGTTGCTCTTGTGAGCCTATTTATTGAACCCCAATTTACTGGCATCGGCCAGTAAACTGTAAGGACCTACGACCTGAAGGGTCTAGGTGACTATAAATAGTGTATCTAACCGATTAATTTAAATTAGGGGGAAAAGTGAAGCTTAACCCTCTACGAAAAGTAAAGCGGGGTAATGATATAAGATAGCCCAGGGAGAAATCATCTCCTCCCTGTCTAGAGACAGCTGTCTTATATGTGGGATTGTGTATTAATAATACATTTTGGTTTGAAGTATTCACGGGACGTTGGGTATGTTCGTAGGCAGGCACGTTTCTTACCATGTGAAAGGGTTGGTAATAGGGTACATGCGTTTCAAGCACACCTTCGTTGTTTTTACGAGCTATAACTGATCTAAATCTATTATAATTAGCAAGGTCCTGATTTGACGTGACAGATAAATGTTCTACTTTGGCAGAAGAATTATTAACCTCACCTGAACGACATGTTGTTAAAAAGTCGTTCGCTGGATTGTTGGTCATTATTCTCACTACCATACTGCCTCGCATAAAACAGAAACCAGCCATTATTGAATCTAATTGATCTGTATATTTGTATGAATCTGTAGTGTTAGTATATGAATTTGCAAAAGGGTTATAAACTACTAAGCTATTATCATTCATTTCAGGCAAAAATCTATATGAAGTGAATTGCTTACAGAGTTGTCGCAAAGAAACTACTGCTTCTCCAGCACAAGTTGCTAAAACGTCGAGATTTTTCTTATCACTGTCTTCGTTATTACCACTGGTAAAACCTGTTGTCACTATTTCTGACGAGGCGTGATTGTTATTTTCGCCATAAACAGATAAAACCTGTGATTCTGTTTCTTCTCGGGTCGTTTCGTTTGTCGGGTTCATATTTAAATCCAACATTTGCATGTATCTGGGGTTACGATAGCTTAAATGGACATTTCCATAAACAGTGGGTTCTACTATGTCGGAAGTTAATTTAAGTGGTACCTCTACTAATACAAATAAGGTTCCCATACAAGTGTCAAAGTTCGTTGGAGGGAGTCCTGCATCTGCATTTTTCAGAGGGGCAAGCCAGTTAGTTAAAAATTGTCTATTAGTTACTTCAGGAAACACAACCTGATGGGTCGTGTTGGAACCAAAATTTACTACAATACTATTGGTGTCATCAAAAGATAAACCAGCAACTGATGAAGTGAAATGACCGGGAACGCAAGCGAATCGTAATTTAATAGAATGAAGTGATGTTGTAAAAATATTAAAATCGAAAACTACTTGGGCTAACCAGTATTTGAAAAAGTTGTTAATCCATGTTTGATGTGTAAGTGTGAATAGGCCTATATTGGGAGGCGCTGGATATCCTCCAGTGCTCCCCAACATAGACGTAATTTGGTAAGATCCTACCACTGTTCCACGTGTTTGTGCAGTTGTGAGTGTGAGAGAACCTATGTAATTAGGGTGTCTTACAATTTTGTCAAAAGACATATCATCCGTAGATGATCCGTAAATACCAGGAAACTCTGTAATTTTGTTCATCGTTTGAACTCCAAGCGTATGAGCATTGCTAACTCCGTCGCAAGTGATGTGATGGGGTGCAACCTGTAATTTCACTAATTTGGTTGGTTCCTCTACCTGTGGTTTTGAAAAACCAAAAGCAGAGAAAATACCAGATGCCAAGTCGGCTATAGGTGAAACCACGGAAGCTAACCCACCCACTATAGGGACGTTGCTAAGCATTTTTGCTGACGCTCCAATTGCATGAGAGATTCCACTGAGACCACCAGAGGTGGCTTGTGCCTCAGTTTTACCTCTCTTCTTTTCATATAACACATGGGAGGTAGTAGTCTCTCTCATCTTTCGAATGACCTCCTCTTCTTCTTTTGACAAAGAGAAAGTATTGAAAAATGGTAATGCGGCGGTTGGTTGTGTGAGTGAAAAATCGGGGTCTTCGGTACGGAATCGGGCATATATAGAGATTGAAACAGGGGCTGAGGAGGGTGAGGTTCGAGCGATTATTAAATTTTGTGGATTTGGATAATTAGCCATAAGACATCGGTGTGAAAATTGTGAAATAAATGGGACATCCAGTTCTACTGAAGGTAGACTGGCCAATGAAAATACTTGATTAGGAAATTGAGATTGGGCAAGTGGGGTTGCCGTTCTATTGGCTAAATAAGCTGGGTCTATGTCAGGTGCTTGAATTACTCGGATACCTCCAGAACAAGTTGGGGGAGCGGTGAAAAGTAAACGTACGGCAATATTGCTACGCAAATATGTAAAACCTTTTATCTTTTCTCTTATAGGTTGTAAGGCTAACAATGCGTTCATTAGTGCTAAACGTATTAATACATCTCCATTCGCTCCTCCAGCAGGTACAGATAATGAAGAAATGAGGCGGTATCTTGAAAGAAAATCTTTTATAGTGTGGTCTCGTTCCTCCACAGCTACTGTCGTAATCTCTGATGGAAGTGGTGTGTGTTCGGAAATTTGAATCAATGATGCTTCTTGTGCGTCTTGGATGGTCAAAACTTGTGTTTGGTCAATGATGGTGTCGCTAGCTTCATCAGCTAGGTTGGTATTATTAATTTCGTTGGTGGTGGCTGTACTTTAAAATAAAAATGGACTGAGTACAATGGGTCCATAGTTGCAATAGAGGTCTTTTAGGCGCCAGACGTAAATACGTCTCCTGTTAGTTAATACGGTTTGCTATTATTGCTCGATGCAAACTGTATGGTATGTTGTTTTCTACATTTATCCCTAACTTAGATAAATGCGGTACAAATCCTTTTGTCCATACTGATTCGTGGATTTGTTTGGAATGGTGAACTAACTCACGCTGAACAGTTAGAGCGTTTACACGCAATTGCTCGCGTTTTAGCATTGGGTCTTTTTCCTTATCCCAATACATCATCTCGATCCAGACTTTATAGTCTAATGGAGCGAAACAATAAGCTAATTCATCATCCCAAGCAAATCCGCGCTTCAGGATGGTCAAATCTTCAACTTTCTTAAACTCTAATTCGGCGGTCTTGGTGTCGTTGGTATATTTGTGTCCGTAACTAGTCAGTTTAAGTCCTACGTCGGTGGGGGTGATAATTTCGGCTATGTCGCTGTCAAACGCTACCAGGTTATCATCCCCATACACGACAATTAGAACTTTGTTTCTTACTTCAAGAGCTAGTTGCGGCTGTCGTTCGAGTAGAAGTTCGGTGATTGCGGTCTCCATTAAACCTAAACCATAAATCGTGTTAATAACACTGGTCCAGGGGTTACCAGATGGTTGAGAGTGATCGAGTCGATACACAATTCCTTTATGAATGTGTTGCGAATCGATCAATATCGACCATAAGGCAAACATTGCTGGGTGGTGTTCTTCGGGTACTTCTCCTATTTCTATGAGAGCATCAAGAACCGCAAACAACAAATCTCTTCTCAAATCTCCGTCGTAAGTGGTATAATCTCCTGCGAAGGCTGTCTTCTTTCCTTTTGTCATGCTGGTTAGCAATCCATACAGCTTAGTCCAATCGTAAGAGGTGGGGTCAATACCAATCAATGATCCGTTATCAATCAGGTGTTTCTTCATTTCTGAATCAAACCAACTGAAATATTGGCGGATCAAGACGGTGAGTACCATGTTACCAATAGCAAACATCCTAGTTTTTCCAGCTAGGACCTTCGCTATCGGTCGTCGTTCGTCCTTTGTCTGGTCAATAAAATAAAAGTTGGGTATCAATCCTTCCTTTACCTTATTTTCGAAGTCGGTGATAGCGTTGATCAAATCGGGGTGGTCAGTGATCCAGTCTTCTCCTTTACCCATCCATTTTTGCTTTCCTTTTGAGTTGTCAAAAACATATGGGTATCCGGGGGAGGTGGATCGGTCGATGGGTCCTAAACTTTCATTTCCAATTATTGCTTCTTCGTTAGATAACTTTTTAAAGGGTATCCTGCCAAATCGGCTAACAATTGATTTTCTGAAAATTTCTATTGTTTGGTTTTGCAGCGGTTGTTGTCGTCCAAAATACTTGGCCAAATTTTGCTTATAAACATTAATGTCTTGCGTGTTCTTAAGCATGGCAGGCATAGTGGTTGCTGGTCCTAAACATTCAAAAATTTCAGACTTCTGTATACTTGTCTCGTTCGGGGTATATACTGGTTTGAGTTGATCGGTCAGAATCAAATTACCAGCAAGTTCGGGGAGTTGGGTGGTTGGTGTTATGGGGTCGGTATTGTTGTGTGGGAATTTGTCTGTTCTTTCTTCATAAACCATTGAGTGGGTATACTCGAATTCTCTGAAAGCAACTCGAATTTCTTCGAGAGTTAATCTCAGAGCGTAGGCACGTCCTTTACATCCAGCGACGTGAAATCCGAGTATTTTATGAGGATGTGAAGTGGAGTTCAATATTAACGGGGCTCCACAGTCACCAGCAGCTAACGCTGATCCGGTGACGTACATATCATAAACATTAGAAGATTGGTGAGACGGGGTCGCAGCGGTGAAATGGTCAAGAGAGTGTTGGATTCCAGTTGAGGTTATCAAATGAAGCACTCCTTTCAAATTTCTAGTTAATGATGTTACCATTAACTGTCCAGCAGCGGGTGTGGTGGTGTCGGTGATGAAATATTTCGTGATGTCTTTAAACATTCGTACTTTCGATCTGGGAAAACCCAGAAAGACTACATCACGAGTTATTTCGTTGTTGGTGGTTCTGACTCGCTTACATTCAGAAAGCGAGCAGTAGTAGGTGTTGTTGTTGCAGGTTAATGTCACTTTGGTGTCGTCAGTGCAATCGTAAAGTATATGATTTACGGTCACGCCAATTCCTCCTCGTAACATCAGAATGTTCACGGTTCGGGGTGGGTATCCAGGAGTCTCCACTGTCAAATTAGCAAGGTTATCATTAGCCAAAATTCGCAAAATTTCTTGTGAATTTACGTCGGCAAGATATTGAGATTTTGTACTCTCACTAACTTCAGTGGGTAGACTCCCTCTCCAATAGGGGACGGGGTCAAAGTCGTTGGTAATTCCATAAGAATGACTCAAAACGTTTTTACGAATAGCTTGTTTAGAACTATCATAAACTTCGCTCCTTACGTTCTTATTAATTCTCTGTGTTTTAGCTTCATAAACTTCGCTTTTGTAGGTCTTCTTCGAAACACAGAAACTTAACAGTTCGTCATCGTCTAAGTCGTCAATTATGGTTTGTAGGTGTCGCAGTCGGTGGTTTCGTCCATTGTATTTCTCAATGAACTCTCTAATCTCATCCACATCTTCATCTTTAACCAATTCGTCAAATTTCTTTCTGTCGCTTTCTTTTCTCAAACATTTATAAACAAAAAATACAATTAACGGAATGATGGCTAAACAACAGATTTTAAATGAAAACAAAAATCTAAGTTTGTTCTTAGTTGCAGTAAAAGCTTCAACAAAAACAATTTTAAATCGGGAACAAGATTCTGAAAGAGAATCTTTAATTTCATAAAAAGTGCAAGGTATACCGTTATGACGCAGAAGGCGTCGAATAACGAAAAGATAAACAAAAGGCCAAATGATAGCATAAATGTAATTTAAAAATAAACTAACAAATAAAACTACCAATGACGCGATGGAGGTCAAAGAGGTATAGTTGAAAACAAAACAGAAATACAACAGAAGGTTGGGTATTCTGTCTTTAAACAAATACAAAAAGAAATCTTGAGACATGTGTGAGTTTGCGTAATCTCGATACATATCCAAATCAACGGTGTGCTGGGTTCTATTTTTCTCCAACTTATCGCAAATCTGTTTCAAGAGTTCTGTATAGTTTAAAATCGGTCCAATTAGTTCATTCGTTCCAGGTTTATAGAGTTGGAAAAGGTATTTTTCGGTATTCGGGGTCTTTGGGTCAAGTTTTTCAGTGTCAAAAACATAGTACGTTCCATTACCATGAGT